TAGATCCAAGATTCAATCATATGTGTCTTAGCAATCATACAATATTGACCGAAAAAATAATCAATTATATGCTAACGGGAGAAACTTTAGATTTAACTTCAGGGTTTATTAAAAATATAATATCAACAAAAATGTTAGATGATACTGATTTTGTAAAAACTGAATTAAGCACAGCATATATGGAGCAATATAACGAAGTTCCTAAGAAAATTGTACCTTCTTGGAAAGATCGATTTCTTAAATAAGGTCCACTAAATCAAATACAGTTTGTAATTTTGTACGAATAGTTTTAGATCCAAAACTATTTCTTAAACCTTGGTGCAATGGTTTCGGTGCGCGATCTATAGTAGCCCACGCCCACCCTTGATGTTCATCGCTTAGTTCAGGTACAAATTCTTTATCTATTACACACAAGTAAGTGTGAAAATTAAACACTTTGTCGTTGCTAACAAATGTTTCTAAAGGTATTGTTTTAATAATATCTGGTATAAACCCAATTTCTTCAGATATTTCTCTTTGCAATCCTTGCCACGGAGTTTCCCCTGCTACAGTAGTTCCACCGACTAATCCCCAAGTACCAGCGTGTTTACCTTCGGATTTTTGTAACAATAAGAATCGTCGTGTAGATTTAGCATAAAATAATGCACCACTACATACAATATGATCTTTTACAATACTATGTTCCATTGGCCGTTTGAATATTCACCTTCAAAGCTCTTAACCCATGAAACTCCATTCCACAAGTATTGAACTCCAGTGTATATATTCGTCTGCCATACCATAGTAGTGGATTCTTGACTAGAATTAAAAATTACATTCCACTGAGATCCAGACCACTCGATAATATCGTTAGCAACTGCTACTAACGAACCCCATATAGGGGTAGTAGTTTCAGCATTGCCGATATCTTCAATAATTAAAAATCTTAACCCAACTGCAATCGATTGATCGGTAGTCTCTGCACCGGTAGGGCGACGAGGATTATAAGTTAACGGATTAATAATAGCATCAAATGTACCAGGACTGTTAGATCTATATTGCGTAGGATTTGTATTGTAAGATGAAGTTGTGTATTCTATATTACCTTGACTATCTATACCAGTGTTGGACGTTAATGTATCTGGATTCCAATTTATTTGTAATATTGTATTATCCATTGGATTTAACGCAATAGTTCCAACTACATAACTACCGTTTGGTTGTGTTAAGAATAACTGACTAGATCCTGCAACATATTCTCCAGGATATTGTTCAAACACTTCTAACCAATTTATTCCAGCACCCTGCTTTACTGTTATGTCTAGTGTAGGTTCTAAAGGAATTACACTTTCATTTGGTCCTAATAATCTTGCTTGATTATTGTAAACTTGTATTTTGAAACCACTAATAGTGGTAACTGTTTCATTTAATAAATCAGTTAACGTAGTGGTGCTAGCCATGAGGTCATCTACGGCACCTAAACCTTCAATATATGTGCCACTTGAAGTAGAATTAGAATAGATACTAGTAATAATTTTTGTAATAACACCAAGATGTTTAACTTTAACCGGCGGGCTAATCCAAATAGGAGTTTGAACTGTTAGTGTTGCTATACTAATTGGCGTGTCATTTCCTACCGGAACTTGCTTACTATCCCAACTAATATCTTCTAAATTTAATACACTTAAACTAGTCCAATCGATATAATTATCAGTGGTTTGTAATTCTAAACTAGGATTAAACAACACTAAAATTTGTTCCAGGATTTGTAATTTCTGATCAGTACTAGAACTCCAAACATCTATTTTCATTTTTAAGCTGAATGGAGTTGGCATTAATCTTTCTACTGTGTAATTTTTACCTTGAGACTGCGTATAAGATTCAGAACCAGTTGTTGGATCAGTATAAACTGCTCGTTCTCGAACATTAATTTTGCCTACGTAAGTTTGATCACTAGTTCGATCTCTATCCAATGCCAATGAGCTAACATAAACACTTATACGAGGTACGCTATTGACTTTATTTTCACTATTATTACGAATAATACTTGCGACTTGTCTGTCGGCGTCACCGTACATAACTGGTACTCTGTGCAATGTTCCGTCGCCATATTTGACAACAAAATTACTCATTGCTCTGATTGTTTGCGTAATGTATCGCCTTACTTGCCCATCATAGAACCACTCGATTTTAGTACATCGGCGTTAAACCGAAGCCTCCTTGATGTACCAAACTCTTATTCCGTCTACTAATTTCCAACTCATTAAACCTTTGTTTTTCCATTGTGTACTCTTTGTTCCTTTTTTAGAACTTGGTTTTGTAAATATATGTTTTTTGTGAGGAGTAGTTTTTTCAACCCCGCCATTTTGTTCTCTACGTCTTGCATGAGCTTTTATTTGAGATTCTCTCATGCGTTCTATACTTTTGGGATTATGTATTTTATTACCGCCAGGCTGTCTAATATTAAAACCGTTATCTATAGAATTAAATTTCTTTACATAATATTCTTCTAAGTTATTTAACTCTTCTAAACTAGACGCTTCTGCAATAACTTCAAATGTAAAGTTATCAACCCCATACTTTCTTAAAGCATTATGAAAATGATAAGTTCGATCAGTATGTCTACTATCGCAAATGTGTTCGAGTCTACGCTGATTAGGATCTTGGATAGTTTGACCAATATAGCACCGTCCAGATTCAGAATGAGTAAATTTATAAATGTGCATTATAAATCCGCCTGTGGTCTAAGTGCCTTACTAAGGCTTTGTTTTTGTGCTTCTCTGTTATTGTACAATGTAATACTCCATTGTCCTGAGAATGTTATCGTTTGTTGTTCACCGTCTATTACTGGTAAAGTAATACGAATAGAATTCTGAGTGGTAGTTGAACCTAAGTTATTAGTAATTGTTTCAACATACGAACTTAATATAGTTGGATAATCGCTTAATGTATATTGTAATTGGGTGACACCTGGAATAGGCTCACCAGTTTTTAATACAATATATGGAGCGGTATTATTACCAGCAAACGGCATCGATGTGTTAATAATATACTGACCCTGTTCAAGTTCTTTATAGTCGGAAACTTGAGCACCAGTGTATGTATAATAATCGTTATTAATGAACGCAGTTTTTTGTGTTCTTCTTGTATCAGTTTGTGTCATTGTCATTCTAACAGCATCTTCGACTGCAATCCAGCCATTTTGTACCGAACTAAATCTGAATAATCTGTTAGGTAAAAAATCTACTCTTAGATAATAATCATTATTTTCAGGATTAGAAGGAAATTGGATTCCAAATCCAAACGCATAACCATTAGGAGGATAACCGTCTCCAACCAGATATCCTGTATAACCTGTTCGTAACGGAACACCATAAGTACCGCTAGCTAGATCGCTGATTGTACTGGCATTTACATTTGTTTCATCTGCGGTTTGTAATGTTGGTTTACCTGTAGTAGGATCTACTGCTAGTGTATAAAATTGTCTAGTCTCGTATCCGCTTGCAGCAGCATCTACTTCGGATTGTGCAATTACTTGATCGTTAATTGACAATTCTTGATTGTAAGTACTTAATAAATCACGTAGTGTTTGATTAGTAGGATCTCCGTTAGCATCTGTAGCAGGTGCGTTGAAAATCTGTGAAAATTGTTGGCTATCAGTAACTCGTTTTAATTTTAATCTGTATAAATGTGGGTACCAAGTAACACTAAATCCTTCACTAGCACGGCCCACATCTTCCACGACATAGTATCTTGGCAATCCAATATTAAAATCATTTAAGGCAAAATCGTCTCTTAAATGTGGTAATTCTAGTACATCTCCACTAATAGGTTTACGTCCTAAAATTCTTATCATATCATTAATGTGTACAGTCATGTATAATGTATCGTTATCAATAAACAAGCCAAATTGACTCAGATTAAAGTCGATATTTTGTACATTATAAATCCCCCTGCATCTATAGATTTCAGTATCGTAAGTTCGATCTCTATTTTCTAAAAACAGCAAATCTTGTATGTTTGTAACACTTGTGCTAGGATAAGATGGTTGATCAGCGGTAGCATTATCAGAAGAAGTACTTGCACCTAAGTATTTGTGCCAGTACACGTCTGTGCCCCCAGCTTGGAACATTTCACTAGCTTGGCGGTCTATGAACTTGTAATCAAGTCCTCGTTCTGGTTTGTAAAGTGAGAGTCTGGGCACGTTAAACTCCTAACATAACTTTGCAATTATCACTGTGCCATCTTTTATAATTGCCTTTAGTAGTAGTTTTACCACAATGTTCACAAATATGTAATGGCATATTTAATACACCTTGTCTTATTTTTTCTTTACGTTGAGAATCTATCGCTTTACCATATCCAGGATGATTTACACCAGATCGGTTTGCAATATGCTCCAAAGATTGTTTACGACCCTTCATTTTTTTAGATTGTTTGTTTCTCGATTCTAAACTTCTAGCAGTGCCTAAATTTCCTTGTCTTATTTTTTCAATGTGTTCAGGAGATTTTTTAATTCCAAATAATGGGTTCAGTTCAGATTTCCTTCCGTACATTGGATTACCTGTTCCTGTAAATTTGCTACTTTTAATTTTGGCACCTTCTTTTTTAACATTTTCAAAAATTCTTCCTGTTATTTTATATCGAATTTTACCAGGTAATTCTCTGTACAACATACAGCTGAAAGCATTCCACATTTGATATTTGTGTTTTTTATTTTCAACCATTTTAATTAACAACCAATGACAAATAAAATGTTCTCGGGCTGTAAGTTTTACTAAATTTTCAATAGAATTGTCACCACCTAAACTTTTAGGAATAATATGATGATTTTCTGTATATCCGTCAGATATCCTAGCCTGTGCATTGGTAATAATTGCATAATACCAACTGGTATATTTGTTAGATA